GGGTTCATCACGGGCACCGTGGTCCCGTCCGTGCAGTCCTTCATCGCCGAGTTCCAGGCCGGCGAGGGTGCGGGCGGGACGTTCCGCACCATGCTCGAGGGCCTGTGGAACAACGTGCTGGTTCCGCTCGCCGGGTTCGTCACGGGCACGCTCGTCCCTGCGATCGGGACCATCGCGGCGTGGATCAGGGACACGGGCGTCCCTGCGCTGATCTCGTTCAAGGACTGGGTGGGGAAGAACACCACCACGGTCAAGATCATCGCCGCCGCTATCACCGGCGTCCTTCTGCCCGGCCTGATCCACTGGGGTGTCCAGTCGACGATCTCCGGCGCCAAGTCCGTGGCCGCATGGTTCAAGACGGAGACGTCCGCCATCAGGGCAGGCGTCGCGCATGTCAAGTCCGGCTACCTGATCGTCGCATCATGGGTGCGCTCCGCTGCTGCGGCCGTCGCCTCTGGCGCGCAGACCGTCGCCATCTGGGCGATGTACAAGATCGAGGCCGTCAAGGGTGCCGCCTCGACGGTTGCCGCTCACGCCCGGATGGCTGCGGCGTGGGTAGCGTCGAAGGTCCAGGCGGGCCTCTCCGCTGCCGCCGCCGCAGGTGCGTGGGTCGCGTCGTCGGCCCGCACCGTGGGCGCCTTCGCCTTGCAGACCGCCGCACAGATCGGCTCCCGCGCGGTCATGATCGCCTCGGTTGCGGTCATCGGGATCGTCACGGCCGCGCAGTGGTTGTGGAACGCGGCCATGTCCGCGAACCCGATCGGCATCGTCATCCTGGCAATCGTCGCCCTGATCGCGGCGGTGGTCTGGGCGTGGAACAACTGCGAGACGTTCCGCAACGTCGTGACCGCCGTGTGGACTGGCATTCAGACAGTGGTCATGGCGGTCGTCAACTGGTTCACCACCGCTATCCCTGCGGCCTGGGAGTGGATCAAGACCGCCACCTCGACCGCCTGGAACTGGATCAAGGACAACCTCAAGACCATCATCGAAGCGATCATCGTTGTCATCACCGGCCCGATCGGCCTGCTTGCCGTTCTGATCTTCGAGAACTGGGACAGGATCAAGGCCGCGACGATAACCGCGTGGACAGCGATCTCCGGCTTCCTCGCCGGGCTATGGGCGACCATCACGGGGGCCGTCTCGACGGCGTGGAACGCCATCCTGGCGTTCTTCTCGGGGGTCGTGACATCCATCCGCGGGTTCTTCCAAGGCGTGTGGAACTTCCTCGTGACGGTCTTCTCCTACACGCCCCTCGGACTCATCGTCAACAACTGGGACGCGATCGTCGGCTTCTTCACCGGCCTGCCCGGCAAGATCGGGGACGCCGTCGCCGGCATGTGGGACGGGATCACGGGCAGCTTCAAGGACGCGCTCAACACGGTGATCCGTTGGTGGAATGACTTCAGCCTCGACCTGAGGATTCCGTCGAACTCGGTCACCGACTTCCTGCACCTCTCCGGCGCGGGCTTCTCGGTCGACACTCCGAACATCCCCTACCTGGCATCGGGTGCCCTGGTCACGAACCCGGCGCTGGCGATGCTCGGCGAGTCCGGGCATGAGGCTGTCCTGCCGTTCTCGCGCGTGGACGAGTTCGCCGGCATGGTTGCCCGGCAGATGGGCCAGATGGACCTCGGGCCGGTAGGCCGCCGGGCGGGCGGCAGGGACCTCATCGACTACGACCGGCTCGCCGCGGCGATGTCGAACGTCAACCTGACGATGGACGGGCGCCGCGTGTCCCAGTCGGCCGACTCGTGGATCGGGGGGAAGATCCGATGAGGACGGTGACGGTCGGCGGCATCCTGCTGGACCAGCAGACCGCGACGTCCGACCGGTTCACCGCCGATGTCGTCGGCTGGCTCGACGGCCCACCGGTGCGGTCGGGCTTGCAGGCCAAGGCTCAGCAGGACGGGGCCTGGGACGGGTCGGGGTCCAGGACCGAACGCCCGCTCGAGGTGCTCGGGTTCATCGAAGAGGCGACACCTGCTGCCGCCGATGCGGCCCTGCGTGAGCTCACGGCGTTGCGTCCGCAGGCCGTCTACGAGGTGGTCGTCGACAACCCCGACGTCGGCGTGCTGTCGTGCCTGGCGCGAGTCGTGGGGAAGGTGACGTCGGAGTGGTCCGGTGACCGCGCGTTCGAGTACGCGATCCCCCTCGCCGCCCCCGACACCCTGCTGTACGGTCCCCCGACTTACGGCTCGGCGTCCCTGGCGTCAGCGACCCCGGGTATCGGCCGGGTGTGGCCGCGGGTGTGGCCCACGGACTACGGGGTGCCGCCGGGCGCGACTCCGGGCGCCGTGTTGGTCCCGAACGCTGGGACGGCGGCGTACTGGGCGCGGCTGCGGACCGACGGCCCGTCCCTGAACCCGGTGGTCACCCTGATGGAGACGGGCGCCTGGGTCCGCTACAACGGCTCGCTCCTGGCCGGGCAGTGGCTCGACTGGGACATGGCGAACCGGCGGGTCCTGCTCCAGGGGCAGGTGTCGGTCCGGGAGAAGGTCACGTCGAGCGGCAACTGGCTCGCGGTCCCTGTCGGCGGCGCCTCGATCGCGTACACGGCCGACACGGCTGATCCTGCGGCAGTGCTTCATGTCTTCGGCTACGAGAGGGCGGTCTCCTGATGGCTACGTTCCAGTACCTCGACGAGGGCAACAGTGAGGCCCAGGACCGCCTAGCCACGTCGTTCCTCCTGGCGCAGACGTCGGCGGGCCTCGCGCGCACGGGCGTCCTGTCGGGCCTGGTCGTGACGCAGACGACCACGGCCTCCGGGGCAGTGCTCGTGGCTGCTGGTGCGGCTCCTGTCCAGGCGTCGGTGGGCACGGGTGTGGCGCTGCTCGTCAACGACACGCAGGCGACCCTCGACGTGTTCACGGCGAACCCAATGGGCGGTCTGCCGCGCAACGACATCGTCGCGTTCGACTCGGTGACCAAGGCGCTCGTTGCGATCATCGGAACCCCGAACGCGACCCCGGACGACCCGACGGTCCCGGCCACGGCGTGCGCCCTGGCCCGGTTGCGGCACGCGGCATCGGCGACGACGATCCCGACCGCGAAGATCGACTCCCTGATCGTGGACACCCGCCTGCGCGGTGTGATGAGTCCGGGTCTCAGTAACAAACGGACCTCGGACGCGGGCCCGTTCTCCACCCCAGAGTCCGGCACCATCGTCGGCGCGCCAGCGGTGACAGGCGATGGGGTCAAGAAGTTCAAGATCACGGCGTCGGGCTTCTCGGTTCACTGCACCGTGCCGGGTGACGTGTTCGAGTTCATCATCAAGGACGGGGCGGCGATCCTGAACAAGTGCCGGGTCAACGCGGTCTCGTACACGGACAGCATAAGCCTCGTCGCCACCGACATTCCCGCCGCCGGGTCACATTCGTACACGCTGACAGGAGTCCGTATCACCGGTACCGGCACGGGGCTTGTGGTTGGAAGCGCGGCGACACCCATTGAGATCATCGTCGAGCAGATCGCCTGACCGATGGCCTACGAGGTCTATGCCACCCGCTGGGATGACGCCCATGTGGTCGAGGAGATCATCCCCGCCCGCGACCTCGAGTTCTCGCTGCCCCTGTCCGACCACGGCGAGTGCTCGTTCTCCGCGACCGTCGAGCCGGGCCGTTCGTTCTGGCGCCCGGCCCTGTCGGTGGCCATGTCGGGGGTCCTGATCTGCCGGGACTCGGTGCCGGTGTGGTCGGGGCGGATGCTCGACGACCGCCAGACGGGCCCGCGCACGTTCGCGTTCACGTTCGCCGAGTGGGGCAGTGCGTTCGAGGACGTGCCCGCCGAGGCGCACACCTACGCGAACGTCAACGACCACGCGATCTTCCGTGACCTGATCTCCCGCGCGCAGGCCATCGCCGGACAGGACTGCCTGGTCCAGATGGGTTCGACGTTGGGCGGGACCGCCTCGGACCTGACGATCAACGCCTGGGACACGACCGCCGTCGAGGAGGAGTTCCGGCGGCTCGGCGAGTCGGCCGGTGGCCCCGAGTGGTACTTCGCCGCGACGGGCACCCTGGCGAACCCGACCCGCACCCTGGTCCTGGGTGACCGGCTCGGGTCGACAGAACCGGGGCCGGTCCTGGAGTACGTCGAGGCGACCGAGGGGTGGCTGCCGCCGTCCCCACCGCCCACGCCCCTGGGCAACGTCTTTCCCACCCCTCAGAACTACTCGGGCGGCAACGTCATCGCCCACCCATCCCGGCGCCAGATCCCCGGGATCACGGCCGCCATCGCAGTCGGCGCCGGTGAGCAGGGTGCGCAGCTGCGCCGCTACGCCCAGGCCGACGACCTCCTCACGGCCGGGTTCCCCCGCCGGACGAAGACGGCCCGGTACACGGACGTGTCCATCCCGGCGACGTTGCAGAGGCACGCCGACGCCGATCTCGCGGCAGGTCGTGGCATGACGACCGCGTACACGCTGAGCACGCTCGACGGCGACCCCGACTGGACCGGTGTGGCCCGCGGGGACACCGTGCGCGTCGAACTGGACACGGATTGTTACTCGGGCGTGCGGCCCCTGATCTTCACGTCCCGCGTCCTGGACATCGCCGTGGGCGTGCAGGACGTCGGGCCCGCCGTCATCAACTGGCTCGTAGCGGAGGTGCGCGACTGATGGGCCGACTCCCGCAGACCAACACGACGGTGTCGCGCTACCTGCGTCAGCAGAAGCGGGTCGTGACCCGGATGGCGAACGCGACGCCCTACGCCCTGTCCGGGACGTCCGTGACGGCCCCGGGCCTGATGAAGGTCGATGAGCGGCTCGTCGCCGGTGACCCTGTGGGTTCGCGCGTCGAGCTGGACTCGGCCGGGTTGCGCAAGTATGCCGCCGACGGCACGACGGTCCAGGTGGACCTGACCGGTGATGTGGCGGCGTTCTCTGGGCTGATTACTGGGTCCGAGATCATCGCCGGGACAGCGGGAGCGGCACGCCTCGAACTGGATGCTGCCGGCCTGCGGCAGTATGCGGCTGACGGTACGACGGTTCTGTTGGACACCGCCGATGATGCAACGATTCGCGCTCGGGGCGACAGCACAGCGCTCGGCTCCCGCGCCCAGGAGGCGCTGACGACCGGGACCGGCAACACAGCGGTCGGGTCCTCGGCACAACTGGCACTGACCGACGGGGACTACAACACGGCGGTTGGACCCTATGCCCAGCGGGCGCTGACAACGGGGTTCGACAACACGGCAATCGGGCGCAACGCCCAGCGGGCGCTGATAACCGGGGGTGGAAACACGGCAGTTGGCGGTGATGCCCAGCAGGCGCCGCTAGGCTTCACCGCCAACGCAACTACGACCGCCAGCGCTCAGACGTCTATCGGCTACCAGTCCGGGCAGTCGTCCGCGACTCAGGTCAACGCAATCACCACCATCGGATATCGAGCCACCGCCGGTGCGAACAATGCAACCAGTATCGGCAAAGAGGCCCGCGCCGATCATGTAGGGTCAATCGCGCTCGGCTATCAGTCCCTCACCACCCAGGCAGATCAGGTGATGGTCGGACCCCGTGACGTAGAAATCACCGACGCCACCAAGGGCCTCGTCCTCGTCTCGCCGGACACCACTCGCATGAGGATCACCGCCGCTGATGACGGCAGCCTCCTCGTCAACGGGACGGCCATCGGCGGCGGGTCCGGTGGCTCGCCCGCTTCCGAAACCGTCGCGGGGATCGTCGAACTTGCCACGTCGGCGGAGACCGTCACCGGTACGGACACGGCGCGGGCGGTCACACCCGCCGGAGTGGCCGCCGCGATCTACGAGCCGGGTGCGGCCGGGACAGGGGTGTCCTACTCGGCCGGATGGGCGGACTACGGCGGCGGGGCGGCGCTCGTCACGTGGTACAAGGACAAGGACGGCTGGATTCGCCTGTCCGGGTTGCTCAAGCGCACCGGGACGACGATCACCGCAGCGGCATCCGGCACAATCTTCACCCTGCCCGTAGGTGCTCGCCCGGTGGGAAGCGAAACGTTCATCACGAACAAAGACGCCGTGGTCGCGTTCATGCGCGTGGGCAGCGATGGGATCGTCTCGGTCAACGCCCCGAGCACATGGACGTCCGGCGTTTCCTTCATGTACGTCAGTGCCGTCATGTTCAAGGCCGCCTGACCCGTCCCACCGTGACCCGTCCCGCGCCCGTCCACCCCATGCCAGGTGAGACCGAGGCGACCCCGCCCCAACCCGGACCGACCAGAAGGGTGCGCCCCATGAGCGACATTGTCGAGACCGGCGAGTCCAGCGCTGTCCAGTTGACGCGCATGGAAGGCAAGCTCGACCGCGTCATCGACCGGGTCAGCGACCTGCGCGGACGGGTCGATCAGCACGAGACCAAGATCGACACACTTCAGTCTCAGACGCAGAGCCTGCGCGAGGGTTTCGACGCAGCCGAGGGCAAGGCCATCGCGCTCGCGCTCGCGCTCAAGGATGCGAAGGAGGCGCAGGAGGCAACCGGGCGCACCGAGGCGAGCAAGGCGGCACTGGTTGAGCGGGAGGCCGCGGCCCGGTCTGCGCTGGGATGGTCACCGATCACCCGGCTGTTCGCCGTGATGGCCGCGATCCTCACCGCCATTGTCATCTACCAGGCGTTGATGGGGGTCTGACATGGCTAGGTGCCCGTTCGCCATCTGGCGGCCGATCAGCGCGCAGTACCTGCCAGGCATTCGCAAGGTTGCCCACAACCGGATGAACGTCCACATCACGGCGGCGCTTGGCTCGCCGTTCGGGTACTTCAACAATCCCCGCAAGGCCTCGTCCGAGTTCTTCACCTACGCCAGCGGCGTCATCGAGCAGTTCATCGACTCCGACGACCAGGGCGAGGGCGACTACGACGGCAACGACGCGACCCACGCCGTCGAGAACGAAGGGCTCGGCAACGCCCCGCTGACACCCCAGCAGGTCGCGTCCAACGCACGCCTGTTCCGGTGGCTGCGCGAGACGCACGGCGTCCCGAATCGGATCGCGACGAACTCCAAGATCGGGGCGTCCTCGCACGGGCTGTCCTGGCACCGGCTCGGGATCGATGGGAACTTCCCGGCCCTGCCCAGCATCCAGGCCGGACGGCTCCAGCGCGGCGGCGGCATGCACTACTCCACGTCCTTCGGGAAGATCTGCCCCGGCTACGACGTCGTGCCCCAGATCCCCGAGATCTTCGCGCTGTCCCAGGGCGCTGTCCTGGTATCCAACCCGTCCGGTGGCGGCGGATCGACCACCCCAACCCCGACCGGAACCCTGCCCGCACCACTCACCCCGGAGGACGACATGCCACTCACCCCCGCAGACCTCGACGCCATCCAGAAGCGCGTGAACGCCGCCCTGGTGTCCGACATCATCCGCGGCACAGAGTTCAAGGCCGCCGTCCGCGCCCAGGCGTCGGCGGCCGTCACTGCACTCATCCCCACGATCGCCGCAGCCCTGGGCGCCAAGATCATCGCCGCCCTGCCGCCCGCTGCCGCTGGCGTGGGCGTCTCGCTGGCCCAGGTCGAGGCGGCTGTGAAGTCCGCCCTCGGCACGCTGCAACTCAAGTCCGTCTGACCCAACCAAGGAGACCCGCATGTCCATGCTCACCGACGTCCTTCCCGCGGCGGTTCGGAAGGTCATCTACACCGTGTACGCCCTGGTCGTGTTCGTCCTCGGCGCCATGCAGGTCGGGTTCAGTTCGGCAGGCCAGGGGCAGCCGGCGTGGCTGACCGTCGCCCTGTCCGTGGCTGCGTTCGCCGGTGCCGGGCTCGGCTTCACCGCTGCGGCGAACACCCCGGCCCTGACCCCGCTCGAGCGTGAGGCTGACGCGCAGGCTTGGGGCAACGACACCTCGCTCCCGCCCTACGTCTGATGCACGGCAACGACCCCGCCGACCCCGTCTGGTGGTGTCCGACGTGCGGCTCGATCTGGTCGTCCCGTGAGGACGCCGAGGACTGCTGCGACGA